GGCGACGGCTGATGTTAATGTCGTCGTCCCAAGCTCGTTCACGACTGCCGAAAGGCAGGACCTGGCTGATCGGATCCAGTCGCTTGTTGCCGCGTCAATCTTCGACTCGGCAGTGGGCGATCTGGAAGGAAGCTGGTAGACTAGCTTCCCACAGTGCTCTTCATTGAGCACAATCCGTTAACACTTTAGAGGTTTTAACCCATGAGTGCAAACCAGAAAAGAGTCGATCCATCAGTTGTTGCGCCATCAGTGTCGCAGAACGCATCCTCAGGGATGCCGACACTGAGCTAAGTAGAGTCTGTGCCGATCACTTAAAATATGGTCGGCACAACGCCTATCTTGAAGCAAGAGTAGACCCTTCGGCCTACTCTTGTTGGCGAGAATTCGCCCTCGATTACCTGAGTGTCGAACTTCTCTCGAAGTTCGACGGTCTGTCGACTAACGTCGATCGGACTCAGGTAGCCTTGGACAAGTTCATCTCTACAGAAGAGCACTGCCATATGCTGAATGCAAGATTCAGTTCGTTCGAAGGAAAAGAGGATAAACACTCTCTCCTCGTCTCGCAGGTATTCCTACATGCGAGGCGGAAAATCGAACGCGTCTTAGGAGATTTCTCCTGGGACGAGGCAGCACCGTTTATGGCCTTCGGACCGGGAGCCTCAGTTGGGCTCCAGCGGAAATATAGCCACAGCTGGTATAAGTTCGGGCTCGAAAGTCCGACGTCGACAGGGGAATGTGCGATTCCTGCGGAGATCTTTATAAAGATGTCCCCACAGTGGTCATCCATTGTGTTCCCTGAAGGAAAGGATCCCGGCAATCTTTTGATTGTTAGGGGAAGTCGCATTACCACCGTGCCGAAGAGTGCTAAGACAGATCGCGTTATCGCTATCGAACCCTTGATGAATATGTTTTTTCAAAAAGGGATCGGGGGCGTGTTGCGACGACGTCTTAAGAGGGTTGGCGTTGATTTAAACGACCAATGCCGTAACCAGGAGCTTGCCCGTAAGGGCTCTGCCGATGGTACGCTAGCAACAATCGACCTGTCCTCCGCGAGTGATACTATTTCGCGGGGTCTTGTCGAATACTTGCTCCCTGAGAGCTGGGTGACGGCGATGAAGATATGCCGTTCAAAGCACTCCACTCTACCTTCTGGGGAGGAGATATTTCTCCAGAAGTTTGCATCGATGGGCAACGGGTTCTGCTTCGAGCTTGAGAGTTTGATCTTTTGGGCTCTCGCAGGATCCGTTTGCTCCTTTCTCGGTGCTTCGAGTCATGACCTCAGCGTATACGGGGACGATATTATTATCCCCGTCGAAGCTGTGGACAGTTTATTTCATATACTCTCCTTTGCGGGTTTTCTACCCAATGAGAAAAAGAGTTATTGGAACGGACCGTTTAGAGAATCGTGCGGAAAGCACTACTTCTCTGGTCATGACGTGACCCCTATCTACATTCGAAAGAATGTATCTTCACAGGATCGTTACCTGTGGCTCGCTAACAGCATAAAGAGATTTGCCCATAGAATTTTGGGCTGCTCCTACGGCTGCGATGCGAGATTTCGGGATACGTACGACTACGTTTGTCGTCTTATTCCGTCAAAGATTCGACGGCTATCCATTCCCGAGGGCTTTGGGAATGGAGGACTGGTCCGTGATTTCGATGAAGCACGACCATCCAGGCACAGATATTACGATGCTTGGAAAGTCCGCCTTGTTCAAAGGCAATACTCCTCCTTTGAACCTTATGGCATGCCGGCGCTGGTACTGTCTCTCTTCTGCCTCGAAAGAGGTGATCGAGAGCCACTGGTTGTTCACCACAGTAGGGAGAACCCCTACGGCAGTAATGTCACCAAACCTCAAAATTTTAGAGGTTTTCCAGCGCTTCGCCGCGTTCCACGCGGTAGGGTCGTACCTTTCCGAATTCCAACGGAAAGGTATCGTGATAGGATCATCGAATCCTACACGCCAC